AAAAAAAAGAGGGTGTCAAGCACCCTCCTTAAAAGATATGTAATATGAATTACATTAAGTTTTGAACAACTGTTCTCTGGTAGTATCTGTTACTATTAGAAGTAATTCTACCAAGACCTTGAGCAGTTCCTTCTGCAAATGGGTTTGATACAAGACCGTATCTTGTCTTGAAACCAATTTTAGGTTGGAAACTGTTCTCCCCAACTGCTCTTACCATTTGTAGAGGAACATATGGGCAATAGAATAGTCCTGCGTCGTAAGGTGATGTACCTTTGTATCCTACAACATAGTACTGGTTTTGAGCACTATTGGCTGAGAATGGGTCGATATACACTCTGTACTTACCATTGATAGTACCTGCAAATGTATTGCCTGTGTCATCAACTTGTAAGTTTGCGTTTAATGCAGGAGTGTAATCAAGTACACCTGCCATAGTTAGAGCAGAAGCAACATCAGCGGAAGTAAGGATGATGTTACCCTTTCCACGACGAGTTCTTTGTGCAATTCTGTTTGCATCTCTCTCTATGTTGAATAGAAGTCCTTTGAACTTCTCAACTGACCATCTACCATTGGAGTCAACATCAAGGTTAAAGAAACCGTTGTTTGCTACATTGACTTGTGAACCTGCTTCAGCAGTTTTGTAGATTGTTCTGATAACTTCTCTGTTAATTTCAGCGAGGATCTCTGAAGAAAGTATGTTTGCTAACTCAGCCTCAGCGTTCAATCCGTGGATTGCCTTAAGGTCTTGTGCTAGTTCCAAACTGTACTCTGCTTTTAGTGCTCTTGACTTAGCAGTAACAGTAACTTTCTCGATGGAGAATGCCATCTCGTTGAAGTCACCATTAACTCCGTCACCAAGTGCTTCAGAGTCTCCAGTTGCCATACCTTGACCAACTGAGTACTGTGCTTGAACAGCGTCAGATGCATTGTTCTCAAGGATCGCAGGGTTTGTTCCTCTCTGTGTACCAGTAGAACCGAAACCAACTGTACCGTCATCGTCAACTCCTTGAGTGTAGTCACCCTGAGTTGCCTGACCAATGTTGGTTCCTGCCTTGTTAGCAGAAAATGCTGATTCTGGTTCGTTGAAGAATGCTTCGTCACCAGACTGGTTAGTGAATCTAGATCTCATTGCGAAGATCAAACCAGTAGGTCCGTTCATTGGTTGAACACCTGCTAACTCGTATGCAACGAGGTTAGGCATTGAACGACGGATTAAACTGATAAGAACTGGATCGAAACCTGCAACAGGACCAGCGTCGGCAGCTTGACCGCCACTGAACGCACCAGAAGCACCAACAGCATTACCACTGTTTGTAGGAGCTGCTTCTGTAAGCATTGAAGTTCCGTTCTCAAATGCAGATTGCTCTGCTAAAAACTTTTCTTGGTTCTCTAAAAGAACTGCTGTAACGCTTCTACGGTGTGCGTCCTTAATAGGATCTACACCTTCTGCGTCTAGCAATGGAGCCCACTTCTCCATTATTTTTTCGGCATTGTACATTGTACTTAGAATTGAATTTGTGGTTGATTATTTTTTGCCACCCAAGTTAAGGGCAGAAAGATAGGAGTTCATTGCACGACCGTTATCGACAATCTCCTCGTTTGCTATACCTTCCGAAATGGTTTCGGATTTATTGCTTGAAACCTTAGACTTGCTATTACTTGGGAAGTAACCTTCCTTAAGTGTAACAATCTTCTCACGGTAAGCTTCTTCACCCTCAAACTCTATTCCTTCAGCTAGAGATCTTAACTTCTCTTTTTGTGTCTCTGCAAGTCCTTCGGATACTTCATTAAAAATACCATCTGCTGTAGATTCTCCGAGTCTCTTGTTGAGAGAGATGTTTTTCTCTATCTGCTCATTGAGCTTGCCTTCCATATCATCAAGTTTATTTACCATGCTTTCTAGCACATCATATTTGTCATCAGGAATTGATACATAATGATCTTCAAATAGTCCCTTCATACCTTGAAGGAATGATTCAGTCATTTCGGTCTTAAGACCATGCTCGACTTCAATCGCATTTTCTTTTAACCATTCGTCAGAGACATACTCCAAGTATGCGTCTGTACGCTCGATCAACTCAGACTTAACACCCTCTAGATGCTCTGTCAAAGTTTTCTCGTACTCTTCGGTCATCGCTTCTTGAATCTCGTTAACTTTTGAGTTAACTGCAGCTTCAAAAATTGTCCTTGCTTTCTCTTGGAATTCTTCTGAAAGTTCCTCACCACCGAATAACGCAGCAAGATCTTCCTCTACATTGAGAGTTACTTCTTCTTCGTTTACAGTAGTTTCTTCTGTCTCAGGGTTTTCCGCAACAACTTCAGCAGATTCTTCTGCTTCTGCGTTGTCACCTTGCTTTAACACTTCAGTACCAATGCTGTCCATTGGCATTGCTGCTTTAGCACCTTTGTTAACGATATCTTTTACCGTTTTAACTGATGCAGGTTTTAGTGCAGCAGAGTTGTCTGTGGACTTGTAGTTCTGAGGTGTAGGTCCTCCGAGATCCTCATAAGATGCTGATGCTCCAGGTGATGTGGAGTCGTCAACTTTCTTCATAGGATCGCCAGCTTTCGCACCCCTTGTTACAGGATTGTCCATTTCGTTTAATTCCTTAGCGGCCATTTCCGATGTTCTCCGAATAGATCTTAGTTAATCTGTATTTATTTATCAAATCTATAGATTCGATAAGAACTGTTGAAACAGTCCTAACTTGTTTTCTTCAAGTTGTTTGTTATCTACAAGTGTATTTACTTGCTTAAAAGTTTTTCTGGCAAGTTGTTCTCTAACAACACCGCCATCCCAAACCCAGTCTTTTCCTTCCATTATACCTTGAACGAAAGCATCAGGTGCAGAAGGATCAGCAACGATATCAGCAGCAGTAGCAAGAGTAAAGTCGTCAGAAACAATTTTAACTCCTTCGTTGTTAGTTGCTAGTGTGCCAAGACCACGAGATGAAACACCAAGTTTGACTCCCTCGTCTATAAGGTTCTGTGCTATCTTACCCATAGGAGTAGATAGGATCTTTGCCTTACCCACATAGTTAGATCCACTTTCTCTAAGTGAAACTATTTTATGCGAGACACGATCGAGGTTTACTGTAGGACCTTCGGGGTGACCAAGTTCACCAACCGCACGACCAGATTCCACAAATGCTTCATTGTATCTTGTGACTTCTCTGCGTAGAGTGTCCATTGGATACATACGACCATTGCGGTTTTTAATATCTCCTTGTAAGAAGATACCTTCTATAAACATAGATTTTTTACCGTTGCGATTTTCAACGATAACTTCTACATCATCTATCTGTTCTGTGATAAGTTTCATTTTGTTATCCAGTAAATCCTACTTTAACACCTTTGACATCAGAACCACTAGCAAACACTGTGTACGCAGGTTGCTTTTCTAAAATTTCAGAAGCACCTGCTTTGAGTGTGAATGTACCCACTCCAGTACCGCCTCTAGTTTCTTGAACTGTGATTACTCTGTCAGCAGCGTTAGCATTATAAAGACGCACACAAGTTGCTTGAGTAAAACTAACACCTGTACCTGCTGTTGTTGGTACATTTACTTCATCTGCGAGTAACAGAATTCTGTTAGACATCAGTTTCTTCCTCTTCCTCTGGTTGTGCTTCAACTTCAGTTTCTACCTCAGCTTCTGCTTCTGGTTCTGTGTTACCAAAGAGATCGTTAGAAGCATATGGTCGCAAACCATCTATCCTCTCGGCAGATTTTGCGTAGAGAATATCCTTGATTTGATCGCTAATATCCGCAGCAGACGCATCTGTTGCTATCATGTTGACGAGTTCTTCCATCATAATATCTTATACTGATAAAGTTATTTATATCTCTCCTTCATTCTCTTTAGGCATATTCTGTGGTTGCGGTGCAGGAGCACCCTCTTCTTGACCCATTTCTGCCATTGGATCTCCCATAGCACCCTGTTCAAATTCTAACATTTGTTGATTAGGATCTGGTATTACACCGTTAGCAATTTCTTCCTCAATTTGCTCATCTATTTCTACAATTTCTGCGTCCTTTTGACGCAATACATTTCTTCTAATATACTCTGTAGAATAATATCTACCGACATAAGGTTCTACCATACCAAGTAAACCTAAACGACCTTCCATTAATTCTTTATCTTTTAATTCTGCAAAGTGATTGTCGTATATAAAGTCAAACTGGATATGCTCTGACATAATCTCCCAGTCTTCTGGAGTAACAATATTCTTCAATAATAATTGTGATCTCAATAGATCTAAGAATATCTTACTAAAACGCTTACGCAATCTACCAACAAACTTACTGAACTTAAGTTCATCTCTTAAGATCTCAGATGATCTACCTAAATTAAATCCATCACCAGACCCCGCAATTCTTGACTCAGGAACTCCTAATGATCTGTATAACTTAGATTGGAAGTATTCTATGTCTGCTAATTCACCTAAGTTTTGTCCGCCAGGTAATGTAGTAATCTCAGTTCCTCTACCACCTTCTCTACGAGGTAACCAGAAGTCTTCTAACATAGACATATATTTTTTGTCATCTCTTATTTCACCAGAACCTGAGTCATAGACTAATTTATTTCTATAACGAGACATGACATCACGCAAGTATTGTTCTGCCTTTATCTTAGGTAGATTACCAACATCAATATAAAATATTCTTCTCTCAGGTGCTCTTGATAATCTGTAGATAACAAGACTGTCTTCAATCATTCTAAGTTGATTGAGTGACTTGATTGCTTTTTGTAAGTATGATAATACAGTTCCTTTGTTTCTATCTACTAAACCAGATGTGCAATATGTAATAGAATCTTTTGCAAGTTTAACTCCTTTCATAGCAGTACCCGCACCACCCATTGCCATGTTAGTAGGATAGCGTGGTTCTGGAGTATACATGAAATACTCTTCTATCTTTGGAAAATATACTTTCTCAGATTCATGTACATTAGATGTATTGAATAACTGTGAACCTTTATCATCCTTCTTCATCTCCTTTCGGACATAACGCATTTTCATTGCGTCAATATATCTTAGTTCTTGTATACCATCTTGAGGACTTTTTATATCAATAACTTTGTTGTAATATATTCTACCATCAACATACCAATTTCTAAAAATCTCATGTGCTTTGGTATCAAAATCTAATAGATCTTTTATATGTTTAAACTCTTCTCTAATTTTATCTTTGATTCCATCAGATGCATTTAGATTATCCAAATCAATCTCTACAGGAGAATCATTTGTATCTGATACAATTGCTTCGTTTACAATATCTTCTACAGCATTATCCACTTCTGGATGCAATGCCATCTCACGATATTTTCTTATTGCTTGATGCTCATTTTTATAGATCCCTTCGAGATCTATTACTTGACTTGAAAAACCAGACTGTATATAATAGTCAACCCCGTCCTCACCTGTCTGAGGAACGGGGGAAACTACACCTTTTGGAAGGTCGTCTTTATCTTCAATACTAAATCCAAACAGCCTTGCCATCTTATAGAGAGATATTCTTATACCTTTCTATTTATTATACCATAAATCAAGCAACATCGCCACCTTGACCTGCTGCTTCCCACCACTGAACCTGTAAGGTTACAGTAAACTCTTCAACTGCGTCTGAAGAATCGTAAGAAAGGTCAATTTGTGATACCTGAGTTGGGAATACACTATAGAACTTATATGTTCTAAGGATAGGCATATTCTCACTTGATGATTGTGATGCTGAATCGACTGGTGATCTACCTAGTTGATAGACATATGCATCTTTAGTATAATCTTCTGGGTTGATATTACCTGCGTTATCAGATACTTTAGACATGGAGTTCATCCATCTCTCGAAAGAACCTCTGATTGCGAAGTCTGTATCGTTAATTACAGTAATCTGCCATTCATCGAATGTTCTGTCACCTGCAATTTTTAACTGTCTACCTCTGAAAGGTACAGTTATAGGAGCGATGTTGGATGCAGGAAGTGCAGCAGCTTTGACAAGGAACCTAGATTTAGGATCTATGTCTGCTACTGATGCATCTACAGCACCATCAGGGAAAGCAAGAACAACCTCAAACAGATTAGGTCTTGCAATACCACCCGTTAACCTCGACTTGAACTTATCTATAGTCCTATCCGAAGTCTTTGGCGGGTTTTGGGAATTGATTGCCATTGGTCTTTTACCTAAAGTGGATTAATTAAACTTTTCCAATAACTTCGTCAAAGGAAACACCTGTTCGTGTTGCCACGAAGGTTAGACCGATGAAGTTAATAGATCTTGCTGGCTTGATGTAAACATCAGCAACGAACTCGTTACTATCTATGATAGCAGGAGTATTATTTGTCTCATCGCAGATGACGATGAAGTCTTGAATACCACGCTTGGACTGTACATCACGAAGGAATGGTTCAACGATATTGATGAAGTTGATCCTTGTGATCTCATCGTTGAATTCAAATAGTATGTCCTTAGCTGCAGCTGCGATTGCCTTCTCTATAAAGATAAACAATCTACGAACATTGATACGATCGAATGCAGATGCTCTACCTAGTCCTGTCTTATCACCGAATAGAACTATTCCTGCACCAGGTGCTGTGATAATTGGGTTGATTCTGTTAGAGTATAACTTATCTCTATGAACCTTGTTAGGTGTGAATGCTAGTTTAACAGCATTTAATATAGCACCTCTGGCAGTACCGCCTGGTGAGAACCAAGGGAACTGGTTGATATCGTTTCTTGCACATGTACCTGCGATATCTCCGTTCATAGGAACATATCTGAACTGTTGGTTAAACCTGTCATACATGTACTTGTAACCACTATCAAGAACCGCATAAGAACTTGATGTGATTGGTGAGTAGTAAGCAACTATGTTGTCGGTTACTGTATCTGGTTTCAACTGAAGTGACTCACCTGATCCAGATGGACTTAAGAATGATCCTCTCCAAGGAGATAAGAATGCAACTGCATCTTTTCTAAACTCAGCAATCTCAATTAGTTTGTTTGATAATGCTTGAGTCTCATTCTTACCGTGGTTAGCAGAACCTAAGAGTAAGAAGTCTACATCATACTCGTCTGTGTTTCTTAAGAAGTCGTATGCTTCAGATAAAGCACCGATGTCTAACTTAAGAGCATTCTGCTCAGTGATTGTGCCGATTCCATTGTAGTTTAAACCACCTGTCATTACAGCACTGTAGTTACCGATAGAACTGAATGTAATATTTTCAGTATCCTGATCCCAACCACCATCACCGAATACATCCCAACCGTCTTCTGAGAATCCAGTTGTTGTGATTCCTGCAGGTGCACCTCCTGCAAAGATGTTATTAGATCCAATCTCAATAACCTTTCTCCAGTATGATGAAGAACCTGCTGAGAATAGTGCGTCTTTTGCTTTAGATAGATTTGTAAATTTCTCTAGTACTGAACCTGCGTTACCTGTTATAGTACCTTTGTCATCATAGACAACAACATGTACTTCATCAAATCTAGAGTTTCTAACTGCTGCATATGCAGATGTGCCAGGTTTGTCAGCGATTTGATTCCACTTGATGCTAACACCACTTGATAGTGTAATTGATTGCTGATCGAACCAGTCTGCTGCACTAGTGTATGTTGTTACACCACTGTATACTCCAGATGATAGTCCTCTCCATGAACCGTATCTTCTAACTTCTCCTGTGTGAATACCAAGATTACCTGTCTCAGTGAAGTTGTAAATACCGCCTGGTTGGTAGTCAACTGCTGTCTCTGTTCCACCTGCAGATACATGTGAAATTAGTTTGACTGTGATTGCTGAATTACCAACCTCAACAATCTGTCCCTTGAAGTATCCATCAAGTACACTAGTTGAACCTGCACCTGCTATAACTGTGTTAGCAGGAACTACCTGTGTAACTGCGTATCCAACCTGTAAGTCTATTGGATCAATAGGAACAGTTGTAGAACCATATCCTAATACATCAGTAGTCTTAATACCAGTTAGAACTTGATCTCCAAATCCATCAATGGTACATACCTTAACTCCGTTTGACCATGAACCAGGATTCTTAGCAGCATATGTAACACCTGCTATGGTGTTCTCTGCATATCCTGAGTTTGTATAGTCGTCTGGACTTTTTATCTTTACGCTATTAGCGATTCCTATAAAACCGTTTTTTAATTCTTCGTCGTCAGCACGAACAACCCTCATTACCCCACCGTATGCTAGGTAGGAAGAGGCAACTAACCAGTATTCGTAATGACTATCTTTTGGATAAGGTTGTCCGAAAGTGTCAAGTAGATCTGCTTCTGTCTCTATGAGTTGAGGACTCTCCACAGGTCCTTTTGCAAATGGAGCAGCTAATCCACCTGTCAGTGTTGATGTGGCATCAACTCTACCATTGGTTAAATCAACTTCCCTTACAACAATACCAGGAGATGCTAAATTTAGTGGCATCTGTTTCTCCCCTTAGATTCCAATTTTGTCTATCATTATTTATTATTTACTGTCTTTTAATCGGGGAAACAATACATGAACACTACCAGTCAGGGTATTGTTCTGGTTCTGACTCTTTCTTCTTTTTCCTAGAATTTCTAATTCTTTCTATTGTACACTTCTTACATTCGTATGAGTATGATGATTTAAGATGTGAACTATTCTTATGTGTTATATAATAATCTTCTATTAAATTTTTTGTTGTTTTGCATATCCTACATGTTCTTTCTGTCAGTAATAAATCGCTATGACTAAACTGAGATTCTATGTCCATTGTGATAGGATCCAACTACTAGAGTTCTTTTTATCTTCACCTCCAACACCAAATGCAAATGAAACCCTAGGGTCTTTATCAAAAGCATCTATCTCTGGAATGTTATCTTTTGTTCTATCTCCACCGTTAGCAAATAAAACATCATCAAATAATTCAAGTGTTTTATTAATTAGATCAATAGAACTATTGTTATCATCATTGAATGATACACAACTATCTACCATTTTTAGTTCTTTGATGATACACATTCTCTCATTTATAGGCATAAATGGTTTACCTTTCTTTCTAGTTAACCATTCATCAGAGTTACAACCTACTATGAGAATGTCTCCTAATTCTTTTGCTGCTTTAAAATGTGCAATGTGTCCACTGTGGATTGGATCAAACCCACCACTAACAATAACAACCTTCATCTATACTCCCACATGAATGACCGATCACCATATTCATCTGCTTTCATCCACCTGTCGCCATTACCATCAACAAACTCGTCATCGTCATCCACACCATCCAAAATAAAACCAAAGGGAGCCATATCCTGTTCAATTTGGTTCTTTTGTTCTTCATAGATTCGTTTACGAACATCGGTATCTGTCATCTCTTTGAAGTAGTCTTGTGCTACTAACCAAGCAAAGATAACAAGACACATAGCAAGGTCATCATGGCAACCATCTTCTGCCTCCCATGATTGTTTCTTCTGAACAAAGGTGGTAAGTTCAGCAATGATATCGTAATCATTTGTTACTATTTTATCATCTTCCATCAAAGTTTTCAAGTTAGAACATCCTAACTTTTTGACTGCCTGTGTCATTCTAACACCCATCTGTGTTTTACTACCAGAGAATCCTGATCCTACTTGTTGACCATTCCTACCTCTCATAGCACACATCAACATATTTTCATACTCAAGATCATATTGCATAATACTTGCTACCTGTTCTCCTATGTCATTGATCTCTACCAATACATATGCCTCATTATATGCTCTAGCAGTATCATGTATGATATTAGGAAATAGCATCGGTTTTATTTCTGCATTCTTATACCTTGCTACAGTCTTATATGGATATGTCGTTATATCAAATACTATAAATGCTGAGGAGTCATGATCAATTCCTCTAGCAGTATCTACAGTAATAATATAATCATTACCTTTGATAGGGTGTTCATATACTAACAATCCTTTATGATTATTAACTAATGGATCTTCAAATACAAGGTTTCTAAGTTTAGTTACACTTATTAAGGTGTCAACAGATCCTAAGAACTCACACTCAAACTCAACCTTAAACTGTTGTTCTGATGTGTTCTTTATGGTTTGCTCTTTCCATGCTTCATCTCTGCCTGGTACTTGTGACCAGTGAACCTCAGTAGCAGTGTACTCGTTTTTATTTCTCTGTGCATCATGCCAATATCTGTAAAAATGATTCATACCACATGGGGTAGAAACCATTATGACTTTGGTTGTTTTACCAGAAGTGATAGTAGGATATACTGAGCTGAAGAATGCCTCAGCAATATGATTAGGAACAAAGGCAAACTCATCCAGAAAAATAATGTTGAAAGACATACCTCTAACTGCACTTGCAGAGGTAGATGCTGCCAGTATTTTAGATCCATTTTCTAACTCCATTGATCCTTTATTCCATGACAATATACCCTGCTGCATCCACTTAGGTAAATTCTCATAGGCAGTTTGTAATCTACCTAATAATTCCCTAGCAGTTGCTGCTTTGTTTGCCAGAATACCTACATTAACACTATCATTAAAAACAATATAATGCAACAGGTAAGCAACACATGTGGTTGACTTACCAGTCTGTCTAGGCATTTTACATATATTAAATCTATTCTCGTGAAAGTTTTTAATTAGTTCTTCTTGGAAGTCCCACATTTTAAAATGCACAAGACCTTCATCAAGAGAAACTATCTTGATATAATTTTTAGCAAAGTATATTGGATCTGTTTTACACTTGATAAACTCTTTAACCTGTTCTACACTAAACTCTGTCTGTGTATTTGCTTTCTTTAGGTTCGGGTTACCAAGATATACATCTTGTTCAGACATTCATCTCATCATATGCCATCTTCATTATATATGCGATGACAATAGTGACTGCTATCACTAGGATAAGCACCATAATGTTAACTGAATGTACAACAACCATTAGATCATTGACATTGCATGATGTAATTCATGTGCATGTTTAAGTTCATCCTCTGCTATTTCTGCTATCTTTTTATCCTCTGGATGATATGCCAAATACTTTACATATGTCTCATAAGCATGCTTTTCAATCTTCATGTTGATATCATATGCATCTAAGGGACTAGCAAAATAATATGCAACCATAATCCAATAGTAAAGAAGAACTAAGTGTTTAGCAAAAAATCTATCTATCCAATACTTGTTACCTTCTCTGAGTTCCATCTCTTCAAGATGCTCAGTTTCATTCAATGCTTGATAGAAATGTTCTTTCATCAAGTATATGTGGTCTGCTCCTCTGAGTCCTAATGACTCACGAAAATGTAGAACAGATATGAAAGAGAAGTATGGTGCTCTAGCAATAACTTCTAAAACCCAAAATCTCTGAAAGTCTCTACCTCTGTAGAGAAAGTCTAGGATATAGATTGTAGTATCCAAGACCCATGTGTTGAATTGTTTCATATAAGTATTTATACTTAATCTCTTTGTCTCCAATCATCTGATCTATTATCATTGCGAAACCAATCAGCGATATCTCCTGCATCTGTGAAACCCCTTTTATGTTTCCTTGAATCGGAGTCTCCTATATTCAAGTACTTAAGAAAAGAATCGTCATCGCTTGACGATAATCGTCTTGCTGACTGTAGCATACCTCTTGCTGATGTGTTTGCCTTTGCCAATTTCTCTGCCCATATCATGTCCTCCAATCCAACTTCTTGTCCTGCTGCAATAGATTTGCAGATGTCTACTAACCGTAGACGATATGCGGTAGATAACATAAACTAATAATAGTAATTAATTAATATTATGTATCTGTTTAATTTGCCCTCAGATTCATTGATATGGCGGTTCGCTGACCGTTTGTTGTTGGAACTTCATGAGTGAGTAAAGATGGAAAAATTATTAATAAATTATTAACTGGTTTTATCTCTACATTTCCCTCAAAAATTATAGGAGAGCAGTCCTTATCTACATTGGCATAATACACACATGATAGATCATTTGGAAAATGATTATGTGGTTTTGCATAATCACCTTTATTATAGCACATCATCCATAAATTGTTGCATTCAAATTTTGTATCATCTCTCATGTGAAAATAATCACGACCAACGGTTTCGCAACATTTAATAACTATAGAAACAAATGATTTTAATTTAGGATAATCCATTGCCCACATATTACTTCTCCATGAAGATCTTACGGGAGCATTTGGTAATTGTTTATTATAATTTTCTGGATATAAATTTTTATACTCTTCTATTACCTTAGATACATTTAACTCAGGTAATCTTACTGTAAAAATTGGTAACTCTTTTTTGACAGTTACTGTGTCAATCGTATTCAATGCCATTCAATTCCGAAAAAGATTCTGTAAGATGTCTTTTTATTTCACTTTGTAGATGTCTTGTATCCATTATACATGGAGTGCAATACTTCATGGGATCTGGACAATCAAAACATGGTTTAGTAGATCCAGATACTTTAAGTTTTACTATTAAATCATCTGTCAACTCAATAAATTCTACACTCCCACCATCACCCTCAATGTGTTTTTTGATGGGGTCAATAGATTCTTTTATTTTATCAGATAACTCCACTTAACTATGTATAGTACAGATTACCAGATATAGAAATTCTTTCTTCGGGACAACCGTAAAACGGATGTACAGCATGTTTCATACTTGCAGGAAAAAATAACATCTTACCTTCTTTATCAGGATCCATAAAATAAGGAAAATGCTTTAACTCTCCAGTGGTATTGAGATAGGTCATCTCAAAATTAGAAGCACAAGCATTTTTCATACCTCGCAGGAATCCTAAGTTATGCTGCTCTTGTGATTTTGTTGGTATCTTCATCCATATAACAAATGAGTATGCACCACCATGATCATGCATGGGATTAAACTCATGTTGCTTTTGATAATTAACCCAAAACCCATTTAGTGTTAGGTTACCATCAGATATGGTATCGGGTTTTCTAATAGTATACGGAAACTCTTCCTTATAATTTCTGACACAATCAAGTAACACATTCTTCAGAAAGTAATCATCTGTGTCTTTCAGACTTCTACTTTCTGTAATGTTACCTGCTAGTGTGTTCTTTACTGATGTGCCAGGATATCTTGACTCTCTTTCAATCTTCCAGAGATAATCAATAATTTCCTTCTCCAAAGAGATTTCTAACCACCCTGATACAGGTGGAGAAACCGCATGATAATTAAACATACATTAGAAACTGGGTGCTTCTGGTAGTGCAGGACCTGTAGGAACTGCATTTAAAACCCCGCCACCAAGATCACCTAGTGATCCACCACCAAGTCCGCCTGGTAAAACAGACTCCATAATTTTGCTTTTTACATTATCTATTATAGCATCTTTTCTGATGAAAATGTATCCACCAAGTCCGACAACTGATAAAGACACGATACCGCTAGCTATAGCGATTCCATTTACGATTTTTTGCATGATTAACCTTTCTTTGGAGATTGAGGATTGATGACCAATGGTGCTTGTTCTAATCTAATAGTCTGTACGGGTGCTGCTTGAGTTGCTTTGTCAATCAACTTCTCCATATCTGCTTTAGATATATTACCATTAGGTCCGCTACCACCGCCAGGTGGCATCTTCATAGTTCCATCACCTTTCTTGCTAGCCGTTTGAATGCCGAAACTAGCTAAAACTCCTGTAAAAACCGAAGCTATAAAAGTTGGATCTATCTTTTGTTGTGGTACACCTGGTATAG